TCCTGGATCCACGGACTCAGTAGAGGGTTCTTCCGTAACGGATCCGGCATCTTGTACCATATCGGATTCAGTGCCAGTGCTATCGGATAATACAGAATCATCAGTTCCAGGAACATCCACGGAAGTTCCCTGATCATCATTTTCAACAGTTTCGAGAGTTTCAATATTTTCATATTCATTCATTTTAACAACCTTTCTTGATAGATGCCCCGGTGTATGGTAGGATAAAGAAAAACACCATACGGAGGGGAAAACAATGCAAACAATAATAAGTACTTTCATAGGTGCAGGAGTCATTCTACTTATTGTATATCTCTACAATGAATACAAAAAAAGTAACGATAACGATATAGAAATAGACAATAGCGAAGAATTAACCAAAAAGGATATTTTAAACATAAACCAATACAATGACGAAAAAGCTGATAGCAGAGCAGATTATATAATATCCATTTTGGAAAAAATAAAATTTTGGCTAACGATCATCGGAATATATTTTTTGGTAAAAATAATTGTAACAATCATAATATCAATCACGTATGGAGCAGCCATATCAAAAGCTTTAAATTATCTTAATTCCATAACCTAAATAACAAATAAAGAAGCAAATAACCAACGGCGCCAAAAAACAGAACAGAATACAAAGTAAAAGAATATCCGAACAACGTGATCTGAATAGACAAAACAGAATCACAAATAAAAATTATTTGTTTAAAGGAATTCATTTATTACCTCCCAAGAATACGACAAACAAAAATAACAAATATACTTCCAGCAATTAAAGCATTGACCCAGCCAGGAAGAAAAGAAAAGATAATTGCAATAAATTCCGGGAGCTGCTGCATAGAAGCAATCAAACCTTTTACAATGGAGAAAAAATTATTACCGGAAGAAAGAACAGCATCAGCATAAGACTTATTTTCATCAGTCTTATCTATCTGGTTTCCAGTTCCCGTAGATTCATCAACCTCAATATCACTAACAGTACCTTTAATGCAATTAACAATAACAGGCTCACCCATATATAAAACGCCACCTTTTTTATAACAAGGAGTTAACCACATTTCACCATTCCACGTCCTACCAGCGTTCGTATACTTATCGATCAAAGAATCAATATATACACGAATAGATCCCTTACCAATCGTAACAGTATCGTAAGTCTCATAAGATTCATTTAAAGAAGAATCATATACTGGATAAGAACAAACAACTAAAGTATCAGAATCAGGAACAATAGACATATCACTATTTGCCGTTGTACCTGTCCAAGTAATTGTTCCATATGCCAACATAGGTTTATTCCATACGACACCAGTTAACTTAAAATCTGACAAATGAACAGTACCATCATCACCAGTATCAAAAGAAGATGTAGCTTTTCCATTAACATCAAAATCAATAACAATACTATTACCTTTATTCCAAGGATTGTTTACACCAGTCTTAATATAGGGAGTAAAAAATAACTGCTTAATGCTTGATCCGTTCAAAGTTTTAAAACTATCAAAAGTTTTATCCCACACAAGATTTTTACGATCCAAGGAAACAAAATCAATATCCTTAGATTGCCCATTATAATATATGGCTTTAACCCCTAAAGATAAGTACTGGGATCCACCGAGATCGAAAGCAGAGCAATTAACAGCATTAGACCAAACATCTACAAATTCAGCGTGAAACGATGTATCATAACGAAATCCAATAAGTGAAATATTATTTCCTATAACTTCCCCATCAGTAGGCACGGAATTTTGAACAATACTTTCAATATTACCTTTTAAATCAAAGTAAACATAAACATCAGAACCATGATAAAAATCACCCCAAACACCTAACCCAGCTTGCCTATAACATGGTGTGATCCGGATGTACCGCAGAAACCAATTCTCATCATCAGACTTCAGACCTGATACATCAATCGTCAACGTTTTATCTGCAGTAGCAAATTCATCCGGGTACGCATCCGCTTGCTTTATCGTGTCCTGCGCTTCCTTATCCGCAAAGTAATAATTTACCCTTACATACTCTTCAACTTCCTGATTCTGCAGGTAGCTCCGCTCCGTTGTGCCAGTCCAGGTAGCAGTCATCTTATTGTTTGCAGTAAACCCGGTAAAAGCATAAGCCGTATCTTCAAAGTCAGGATTGTCAATATCAGGCTTGTTAGTATTATCAATTTTGCCAGCAGCAACATCTGAAAAATACTGATAAAGTTCATCATCAGTAGAATATCTAAATATCGTGTGGCTAAATTTTGAATCATCAACATGCGAATAATCAAATTGAGATTGACCATCAACACCGTATGAATGCTTAAAAATAGTACTACCAGCATAAAAACCATAAGTCGAATTATAATTAGCAACAGAAGCACAGACTTTGCCATCATTAGAGCCACCGCTAACATAATAATAACTAGTAAAAGGTTGTTTACTTAACAAAATAAAACTAACAGGACCATTTGAAACATTAAAATTAGAATAATCATTTTTCTGATAACAACCAACAAACACATCATCAGGAACATACATAGTAATATTTTCAGATATATTATAAGGATAATCAGGATACTTCGAAGATGATTCACCATCATTTAAACAAAATGAATTATATGCAGACATATTAACTGCATTATAGTTATCAGGAATAGAATCAACAAAACCAGCATGTACATGAAGAGAACCAAACGTAATCAACATGATCAGGATAGACATAAATAATACGAAAAGATATTCTAAAAAGTTACGAATCTTTTCTAAAGTTTCTTTTTTCATAAAAAACCTCACTTTCTTTTGAGTAAAAAAAATACCAGGTAGATTTTATCTACCTGGTAAAGGTTCCAAGCTTGTCTTACTTCGCAGCACCCTTGGCGGATCTGAAGATTCTGAAACCTACAAATACCAGGGATGCAATCAGAAATACGTTAAGCGGGAAAATGGTGAACAGACCACATACGGACTTAACCAGGTTAATCAGTTCAGTTACAAGGGAAACATCAATTACCGCTTCCGCAGCAGCTACCATAGGAGTTAACATAAGCCATACCGTCCTTTCCGCATTATCTGTTAGATTGCGACTCTCACAAATATGCAATTTTTATATAATCAGCTAATTAAATCTTAGGAGAATGGGGAGACCAGGTCTCCCCTGCACATACAGTGCATTTATAATGAACAAATAATGCCATTACCTTATTTGAATGGTGGAAAATCTCCATCATCTGATTTGACCTTGGAAGCAGGTGCAGCCTTAACAACCTTAACACCGGTTAAAACTGCTTTACCCTGGAATCCCTTGGAGTAAAGAAGCTCTACTTCGTCGCCTACATGAATACCAAAATCCTCACGGGCAAATTCCATACCGGTCTGCTTGCCGTAGATCTCAACAGCGCTTTCTGTATCATATTCAGAAAATGCCTGCTCATAAAAGATGTTCCAGTAGAACACATCTGTTGTGTCTTTCTTTAATGTTTTCTTGATACCAACGATTTTTACAATTTCACTCATTTTTTTTCTTCCTTTCTTTATCTGCTTTTTTTACTGTTGGTATACACTTGTATGTAAATTCTCCTGCAGCTGATCGGTACGACCCTCTGTCTAAATAAATTTTACATACAACAAAATGGAAACGATTTCGATATACATCTTGAAAATGGAATGTAACTTTGTTAAAATAAAAACTATCTGAGGCATATTTGCAAAAAGAAAGCTTCACAAAAAGTTATGCAAATATACATCAGAATAGTTTTGTTAAGTATGTGATATATCTGAAAGATATAAGGAGGAGCATTATGAGCAGACAAGTTACATTTGATTATTCCAAGGCCGGCTCTTTTATTTCTGAGGAAGAGATCGGTTACATGAAGAAGCTTACCCTGGATGCGAAGGAGACCCTGGTATCCAAGACCGGTGCAGGCAATGATTTCCTGGGATGGATCGACCTTCCCGTAGATTACGATAAGGAAGAGTTCGCCCGCATCAAGGCAGCAGCGAAGAAGATTCAGAGCGATTCCGACGTTCTGTTGGTTATCGGTATCGGTGGTTCTTATCTGGGAGCCAGAGCGGCTATCGAGTTCTTAAGCCACAGCTTCTACAATGTGCTGGATAAGAGTGTACGTAAGACTCCGGAGATCTACTTCTGTGGTAACTCCATCAGCTCCACCTATCTGAAGCACCTGATGGATGTAGTAGGCGACAGAGATTTCTCCATCAACATGATCTCCAAGTCCGGTACCACCACAGAGCCCGCTATTGCTTTCCGTGTATTCAAGGAGAAGCTGGAAGCTAAATACGGCAAGAAGGGTGCGGCAGAGAGAATCTATGCTACCACCGATAAGGCTAAGGGAAGTTTAAAGCATCTGTCCGATGAGGAAGGTTACGAGACCTTCGTAGTACCCGATGATGTAGGAGGACGTTTCTCCGTACTGACCGCAGTAGGTCTGTTACCTATCGCTGTCAGCGGTGCTGATATCGACAAGCTGATGGAAGGTGCAGCCAGCGGAAGAAAGCGTGCGCTGGAGAATGATTTCGAAGAGAACGATGCGCTGCAGTATGCGGCTCTGCGTAACATCTTACTGCGCAAGGGCAAGAGTGTTGAGATCCTGGCGAATTATGAGCCCGCTGTTCATTATGTAAGTGAGTGGTGGAAGCAGCTGTTTGGTGAGAGCGAAGGTAAGGACAACAAGGGTCTGTTCCCCGCAAGCGTGGATCTGACCACCGATCTGCATTCCATGGGTCAGTTCATTCAGGACGGTTCCCGTGTAATGTTCGAGACCGTGATCAACATTGACACTCCGAGAGAGGAGCTTACGATCGGCGAGGAGCCTGTAGATCTGGATGGTCTGAACTATCTGGCAGGCAAGACCGTTGATTTCGTCAATAAGAGCGCTATGAACGGAACCATTCTGGCACATACCGATGGTCAGGTTCCCAACTTCATGGTAACCGTTCCCGAGGTAAATGAGTTCTATCTTGGCGAGCTGTTCTACTTCTTCGAGTTCGCATGTGGTGTCAGCGGATACTTGCTGGGTGTAAATCCTTTCAACCAGCCCGGTGTAGAGAGCTACAAGAAGAACATGTTCGCTCTGCTTGGAAAGCCCGGTTACGAGGCACAGAGAGAAGAACTGCTGAAGAGATTGTAATTGTTACAAGCAATCATATATCTGCAAAGTATAAAAGACAGCGTAATGAATTGATTTCATTACGCTGTTGTTGTATTATAAGCTTATATTTTATGGAATAATGAGTGTAAGAGAATCAAGATGCCTGTATTATTGATGAACATGATACGAAGATGTTTATGTGACATAGAATGATGATTCAAATACTACAAAAGAACAGGAGAGAACGGTAAAAATGAAGATTGTATTGCTGGAGAGAAACAGTGCGGGTACGGATGTGCCGGTAGATTGTTTTTATGAACTGGGAGAAGTAACATCCTATCCCAATACGGTTACGTTAGAAGAAGTGGCAGAGCGTGTAGGAGATGCGGATGTGATCGTCTGCAACAAGGCTCCGATGAGAGAAGAATCCCTGAAAAATTGTCCGAACGTGAAGTTGATCTGTGAACTCGCTACCGGATATGACAACTGCGACCTGGAATATTGCAAATCCAGAGGCATTAAGGTCGCAAACGTGGTGGATTATTCTACAGCTATGGTAGCACAGCATACCTTTACTCTGGCACTGGCACTGAGCCAGAAGCTCCCCTATTATGATGAATATGTAAAATCCGGCGCTTACAGTGCGCAGGATCGTTTTTCTAATTTTGACAGACCTTTTTATGAATTGGAAGGCAAGACCTGGGGCATCGTAGGAATGGGAAATATCGGTAAGAGAGCAGCGGCAATCGCAACGGCGTTCGGCTGTAAGGTGATCTTTTATTCCATCACCGGTAAGAGCACCTGCACGGATTATCCCCAGGTGGACAAGGATACTTTATTAAGAGAGAGTGATTTCCTGTCCCTGCATTGTCCGTTAAGTGATCTGTCCCGCAACTTCATCGACAAGGAAGCTTTCCGTAAGATGAAAAAAACGGCGGTCCTCATTAATGTGGCGAGAGGTCCGGTAGTGAACAATTCCGATCTCTATGAGGCACTGGTGGCAGGAGAGATCCAGGCAGCGGGTCTGGATGTATTGGAGAAGGAGCCCCTGGAGTTGTCCAATCCGTTAAGTACACTAAAGGACAGCAACAAGCTGATCATTACCCCTCATCTGGCATGGGCAAGCGTGGAAGCGAGAACCCGCTGCGTGCAGGGTGTCTATGAGAACATCAAGGCATTTATGCGCGGGGAAAACAGGAATGTAGTGAATCTGTAAAATACTTGCATTCATAGAGATATTTGTGTATATTTGTAATTACGGCTTTCAACAATGAAAAATGAGATTAATGTAGGACATTATCGCGTAAGCGTGGATACTACAGGAAATGAGGATAACATGATAGAAAAGATAAAAGCACTGTGGATCAAATATGAAGAGATCATCGCATATCTGATCGTAGGTGGACTAACCACGGTCGTATCCTGGGCAGCAAAGTTCTTAGCAAACTTCCTGTTATTTGACAATACGATGTATCCCACACCGTTCCAGAATGTTGTATTGAGTATTATTAACTGGACCGCCGGTGTTATTTTTGCATATTTCACGAACCGTAAGTTCGTATTCAAGAGCAACGCACCGATGCTTTCGGAGGCTCCGAAATTCGTCCTTTCCAGAGTATCTACCCTGATCCTGGATATGGTAGTGATGCAGGTGCTGACCGCAGTTGGTGTAAACCTGCTGGTTGCAACCGTGATCTCTGCGGTTCTGGTCATCATTGGAAATTATGTGTTCAGTAAGCTGTTCGTATTCAACAAGAAAAAAGACGGCGAAGCGGAAGAGGCGAAATAGGTATATTACTTGCAAGAGTATTATAAAAGCAGTCCGGAACCGGCAGAAGATAGAAAATCTGTCGGTCTCCGGACTGCTTTTTATGTGCAATTTATATTTGGAGTTATGCCAGATAAGCCTTTAATAATTCCAGTGTTGCGGCAACGGCATCTTTATGTGACCGTTCATAACCGTGAGATGCGTAGACACCGGGACCAATGAGTCCGTGTCTGGCGTCGATGCCGGCGCTTAAAGCCGCATCGGCATCGGAACCGTAATAAGGATATACATCCGCTGCATAGTCGATATGATTGTCCTTCGCTGCCTGGATCAGGGCTTTGACAACATCATAATGATACGGTCCGTGGCCGTCCTTCACGCAGATGGATACCTGACGGTCTGTGCATTCCAGGCCTTCACCGACACAACCCATATCTACGGACAACAATTCCTCCACATCTTCCGGTGCGGAAGCGCAGGCACCGTGGCCGACCTCCTCGAAGACGGTGATATGCTGGTAGACTTTGCGGGACAG